AATCAGTTTTATTCAATTTTTTACACTAATTTAGTGTATAGGCTTTTAGATTAGTTATAATTTAATGTCAAATTTCATACATAAAATCTTAGTCTGATCATTATTAAACCATTGATTCTTAATAATTAAACTACCTCTTAAATCAATTGGAATTGTGCCTTTACTCTCAGAAGATATGAATCCATTTAATAAAGGACAACTTATATTACTTGAATCAATTTCAGTGCATAAATCTTCAGTTGTAGGGCTAATCGGAATAAAATTATAAGTTATATCATATTTAGAAGTTCCCTTAGTAATAGTTTGACTTAAATCACCATTGAGATATAAAGTATAATCAGTTTGAGGTAATTTTGGTTCTACTGATAAAACAATATTTTGCATTAAATCAGTACTATCCCCACAAGAAGAAACAACAAATTTTGTTACTGTAGAATAAACAAATTGTAAAAGAGATAATAAAATAACTTTTTTAAACATTATTTATAACTAGTTTTTATTTTTTTATGTACTTTATATTAATAAAAATGTTTAAAAAAATTTATTACATTAACCTTGACCATAGAAAAGATAGAAAAGAAAATGTTGATAAACAACTAGCAAAAATTAACTTTTCAGGTCCAGTTGAAAGAATTAATGCTGCGTACGGAAAAAACTTGGATTTAGATTTAATTCCAAGCAATTTATTTACTAAAGATGCTATTGCAGATACTACAAATAAAGATTTACTTAATAACACTAGTAAAATGACTAAAGGAGGTATGGGTGTTTCTTTATCTCAAAGATGGATTTATGAGAAAGTATTATGTGGAGAACATGATTATGTTTTGATTTTGGAAGATGATATTACTATTCCTGATAACTTTATGGAAAAATTAGAAAATAAATTGAAAAATATAAAAGAGTTTGATATTTTATATTTGGGTTATCATATTAAAGTTAATACTCAGACCGATGAACATTATGATTATCCAAAAAAAATTTGGGGATTATTTGGATATATAATCAACAAAAAAGCAGCAAAGCATTTAATTGAATTATTTCCTTTAACTCAACAAATTGATACAGAAATCCCAAAGGCTTTCAAACATCTAAAGGTTTTAGCATTAAAAGAAGATGATAGATTAATTTTATCTCCTGTTTCTGAAGACCAATCCAAATTTACTTCAGATATTCAATTTAGTAGAGAGGCTTTCACTGATCTGAGAGAGCTGGATTGGACGGGGTATTTCGTAATCATGGTGTTGGTGATAGGGGTGATTTATTTGGTGGTTAGACGATGAGGGATTTTAACTTGAATAATTCTGGTTTAATGATTTTTTGTTTGTCTAAATTATATCCAGGATATTTTTCATTAACTTGTAATACTAGCGAATCTAATTCTTTTTGAATATCATTCGTTAAGATTTTTATTTTTTTACTAAATCTTCCTGCTTTTGATTGTTTATTATACTGAATGTATTTACTACCCTTTTCTTCATAAACTGAAATATATTGGGGATATATTGGTTGTTCTTCTGTAACTATTTTCTTTTCTACAGTTGATATTTTGTTCTCATCAATTTCTATTGGATTTAATATTTCGTATTTTTTTATTAAATTTGGATATTTAACATTTACAACAGTATCAATAAATTTATTAAGTTCTTCTTGAACATCCAAAGAATGTAAAATCATTTTTGCATTGTATCTTTGGTCATTATTTTTAATATCAAGAATATAATGATATTTTTCTCTAAAAATGTCCAATCTAATACCAAAAGGTAAATCCATTTTTTCTTCCAAACCAATAATTTCTTTAAATTGAGATTCAGTTAATTTATTTTCAATTAATTCTATTTTTGCTTTTGCGTAACGTAATTTATCAAGAATTGTTACTTTATTTGATTTAGTAGTTTCCCAAATTTTTTCTAGTTTAGGATGATTTACTATAAAAAATTCTCTTTGTTTATTATTTTCTTTATCATATACGTCTTTTCTGTATTCAACAAACTTAGGTAAAACCTTAATGCCTTCAGGAAGATTAACTTTACAATCTTTACGACGAGCTTGTTTATCTTTATTTTTATTTTGTTCAGACATATTTACTATACGTAGATTTTCTCTTCGATTATCAAGTTTATCTTGATTAATATGATCTACTGTTTCTTTAAAATCAGTATTATCTTTAGTATGTTGGTCTAAGATAAATTGATGAAGATAATAAATCTTTTGGTCCAAACCAGTTCTTAATGTTGTAGCTACATAACCATTTTCCATAAGATACCATACAGGTCTTATATTAGATATATTTAACACTTTATTAATGTCTTCTAATGAAATTTTTGTATAAATATTATTTTTAATATGTATTTGAATATAATTTTTTTCGGATTTAATTGTCCACCACATATTTCTATATTGACCTGAATATTTTCCTTCAATAATTTTAATACTTTTGCCATTGTTAATTATTTCAACATTATCCGGCTTATTAAATTCATCTTTAAATCTTGAGTCTTTATTTAAAATTAAATTTGATTCTATATAATCATTATAATCATTATTTTTAAATTCTACTTTTATTATTTTTTCATCTGGGTATAAAATATCAATCAATTTATTTTTCTTTTTATAATTTTGAAAATACCAAAGTTTTTCTTCATCATTAAATATATAATTTTCTGGTTTATTATTTTTTAATCTACTAATAATAGGAACGTGAGAAGGGTCTAGTTTTATTATATTATTTAAAAAAGTTATTTGAATTTTATTTATAGTTTGAGTAGTTAGCATTAACATATAATTATACCATTTCTTTAAATTATTTCTAGCAACTTTTTTTTAAAAATTGTTAGAAATACTCTTTTTTTACATTGAAATATAAATAATTAAGTAATATTTTACATAATTATTTAGATGTATAACCATTGAAAAAATAGGTAAATAATTAAACACCTTAATTTGAGTAGGCAGTTCCTGCCATTCCACTCATCACACGGAGGACATTGTAGTTGACAGTATAAATGTTCATGGTATTGTTTCCTCCAGATACTAAAATATCAGAGAGAGGAGAGAAGTTACCATCACCGTAGATGTTTCCGTAGGAAGGTACACTGTTGTTACCTACAAGGCTTACATTGAGGGTGGCGTTATCGATACGAGAAAAGTTGCAAGTGCCGGAAGGTTGGTGGTCTTCGGGTTTGAGTGCAAAGCTGTATACGTTAATACCATCAGCAGGGGTGTTGGAGAAGTGTTGGTAAGGTTGGACGTAGTTAAAGTAGTTACCATCTCTTTCTTGGAATCTGTCGTGTCCGTTTAATTGGAGTTTGGCGTTTCCTACAGGGTTGACACTGCCATCTAACCAGAGACCATAGTTAAATGCATTTTGTACATTTGCAGTGAAGTTATCAGCATAACCGTTAGATAAAAAGAATGATGCATCTGCGGCTTCAACACCGTTGAATAAAATATATGCAGCATCATCAATTAAATAAGTTAAAGGAATAGAAATATCAACGATAGTCAATTCGTTTCTGGTGATGAGTACATTGTCGAGAGTTGCAGGGTATACATCAGATGTTGCTTCGAAATCTTTTCCGTATTCTTCACCGTTAAAGATTAATTGACCATCTACTTTAGTAACTAAAGTTCCCCAATAATCAGTGTTGGAACAATCGGCAGCTATAGCAGCACCACCACCAGATACATCAGTTACTGCAAAATAACTAAATTCGTTGGTGTTAGTAAATTCAGTCATTCCATCTCTGGTTGCAAGATAGACTAATTTAGCAGCGGTTTCCAAAGCAGCACTCCAGTCATTGGTAGGGGAGTATGCTAACCAGTCATTGGCATTTGCATAGGGGTCCAAGTGAGCTACCCAGATTAAATATTTGCTGGGGTGGTTAAAGTTGAGTCTGTATTTGTTGTTGCTGGCTAAAGTTTCAGAGCCAGTGAATTGTAATTGTTCAATCAAATATTCGTGACTGGCTTGGGCAAATCTCTTTCTTTCTTCGGAATCGAGGTATACATAGTCAATTAATAAATAGTTGTCTACCATGCTAATTTGGAGATCAGAAACAGAAGGGGCGTTTGAACTGATACAGTTAAAGTTTACACAGTTAGCAAGGGGAGCATATTGAATGGTTACACGTACATCGTGGTATTGGAGAGCAATTAAAGGCAATGCTAATCCATTGAATCTGTTGAACCAGTAAATCAAAGGAATGTATAAGTGAGCACCTTCTTTGGTTACGGAGAAACCAGTGAAAGCAGGTGAGTCACCAATCATTGCGGCATGGCCTCTTTCTTGGCCAGTCTTGTGACTTAATTCGTACCAGATGTTTAACCAGTCACCGTATTGTTCATCGATTTTAGAACCACCGATTTCTACTTTGGTTTCTGCAATCATGGCATAACCTAAGCGTTTAACATAAGACCAGGATAAATCAGAAAATTCACCGGCAGGAGTACCAAGACCCCATTCGGCACCACTGCCACCGGAGAGTTCTACTACAGAGTACATGTTGGTGATTAAGTCACCGTTTCTGTTCAAGGTAGCAGTTACAGTGCGGCCGAATTCAGCACTGCCATTCCATACTTGTTGAATAGGTTCAACAGCGAAGTTAGTGTGTCTACGATAGACAACTTTGAAGAAAGTAATTTGAGGATTACCTGTTAAATAAACGTCTTGTGCGCCGTAAGCGACGAGTTGCATTAAACCTCCACCCATAGATTATATACTTTATATCAGAAAAAAATTTACAAATTTATTTTAATATTTTTTTTACTGAGTTTAGTAAAAATCTATACTAAAATTCAAAAATTTAAAATATTTTTAGAGTTTTTTTAATAAATTATATATTTTTATAGTAAAAATATATAAAGTATTTTTCATAAGTATTGATATATGTCTAAAGCAACAGACATTAAAAAAATATCCACTCTTGAAAATAAACATAGAATCAAGATAAAAGAATTTGAAAGTGAAAAAGACAATATAAACTTTTTAGAAGACTCATTGAATAATATCAATAATGAAATTAATGAATTAGATAAAATAAGAGATAAATTTACTAATGTAGAACAAGGTAGACGAGCTGAATTATTAGATGATAAAGAAATTACTGAAAAAAAAATATTTTCCTTAAAAAATAATTTCAAAGAAATGGACTATTATGATACTACTGGTGATTTACTATATTCCTATTATAATATTAGAGATAATGATCATGAAAAGAAAGAATCAAAAAATATATTAAGTTTTCTATCTAAAAAAAATGTAAATGTAGAAACTCCTAAAACAGGAAAAAACAAATCAGAATTATTTGAAAAATATTGTCAAATTACAGAAGGGATTAGGGTAAATTTAGACGACGGGTCTAAAAGAATTAAAATATGTTTGGAATGCAATATTGAAAAGATTTTAAATGTCGCAGAATCTTCTTACATCTGTCAAGAATGTGGTGATATGGAAGTAATTATATTAGACGAAGATGTTAAAATTAAAGATTATTCTCCTTATAAAAGATTAAATAGATTCAGAGAATGGCTAAATGCATTTCAAGCTAAACAATCTCCCGAAATTGATGACCAAATTTATAGAGATATTATTGAAGAATTAAATAGAAAGAGAATTAATGATTTATCTACATTAAATCGCTCCAAGATGAGAGAAATTCTTAAAAAGCTTAAATATAATAACCTATATGAACATATTCATTATATTATCAATAAATTATCTGGATTACCTCCACCTAAAATAACTAGAGATATGGAAAAAATGTTCGTTAAAATGTTCTTACTCATTCAAGACCCTTGGATGAAACATAAACCAAATGATAGAAAAAATTTCTTATCATATTCTTTCGTTTTACACAAGTTTTGTGAATTGTTAGAACTAGATCATTTGTTAGATTGTTTCCCATTGCATAAACAACTAGACATCTTGATGGAAAACGACGTTATTTGGAAGAAAATTTGTAATGATTTAAATTGGGATTTTATTTCATCTTTCAAATAAAAAAATCTAATTATGTATAATGAATCAAATTATACATAATATCTCTGTAATTCTTATCTTTTTTGGTGCAATTTTATTAACTTATAATTTAACAAAAAGTTATAATAAATGTACTATTGTAAAACAAAATGAGATGACTGATGGGAAACAATTATTGGATCAAGATAGACCTTCTCAAATTTATCAAACTATGTTTAGAGATAATGGTGTATGGATGGGTTATGCTGATTTTAATGCAAGAAATAAAATAAACACAAATTTAATTTAAAGATTAATATTTATTAATGTTTAATGCCTGAAGTTGATTATTTACTAAAAGACCCAATTGTACCAGATAACCAAAAGTTTTGCTGTATGTCTCTATGGTTAAGTGATGATAAGAAAACTGTTAAATATATTCGCGTAAGCGCTTCTTTTAAAACTCTTGAAGAAGCACAAGAACAAGTTGCATTACTGGGAGATAACAGAGGTCATTTTAATTTTTGTACTGAAGTAGGAGCTTGGGTTGCTTTTGACCCTACTCCTAACCGAGGTAATTTGAACGACCAATTGAATTTAATGATGAAAAATTATTTAATTAATTTTCAAAGAAAAAATCTTGAATTTGAAAAGAGAAAATATAGTTTGGTAGCTAAAAATGTTAGAGAAAACTGTTTACTTAAAGAAGAACAATTAAATAGATTAAATGAAGAATTAAGAGAACTTACTAATGAAAAAGAAATTGAAAAGAAAAAAGAACAAATAAAAACATTTGAAGAATCAATTAAATCTTATAATGATAAAATTAAAGAAAATGAAGACAAAGAAAAAGAATATGATGAGAAACTACAAAATATTGTACCAGATCTTCAGGTAATTCCTGAAGACAATACTGTTGAAAATCAAAACACTCCCTTTATTTTTGAAGGTACAGTTAAAAGAACCACTGAAAAGGTAGATGGACAAAACTGGTATTGTATTTCATTTTTGACAGAAGAAAACAAAACATTAGTAGGTATTAAAATTAGTGGATGTTTTGAAAAAGAATCTGATGCAAATGATCATTCTAAAGCATTAAGAGATATTAACGATAAATTTAGTTTGTTAGTGGGAGAATTATATAAATGGTGTCCTTTTAATCCTGACGCAGATTCTCAAGAAGCTGGTGAATCTGAATATTCTAACGATAAATTAAATGAAACTATGAAAGCTAAGAAAGAGAATGAGAAGAAGGCTCAAATGTTTCATGAATATAGAAAATATGAATTAATTAATAAAAATCTACAAGAGAGTTTGATTAATAAAACAACTGAAAAGGAAGAACTAAAGAAGAATATGGAAAGTGCAGAAAATAAATTATCTTATGAAGAGAAATTATTAGAACTAGAGAAACAAATTGAAAAGTTAACAGCAAAGAAAGCTGAAGTAACAGAGAAAGAAAAAGAACTTTCTGATAAAATTGGAATTGATAAGATGAAGGAACAATATGGTGCTGGTGCAAGTACTAGTATTTAGGCTCTAATTTTTTCAACAACTAATTTAATATTATTCCTCTTTTTGGCCAATGCTAAGCCTGGGTCAAAAATAGGCAATCTTTTATTCCATTCCCTATCAAAGTGTTCTTTATGGTATCTTTTATATTTAGGAGAACCAACTGTAAAATCAGGTACATCTTTTGCTTTATACCAATAGACTTTATCAGCTATATTTTTAGAATGTACACGGTTATCAATAACCATAACTCCATAATTTTCGGTGATTTCACCAAAAACTTGTTCAAAAACAGCTAAAGTTGGAAACATTCCAGCGTAGTGTTCATACAATCTTTTTCTATTGTTAGTAAAATCTTCTGCCAATAAAAAAATATAATCAAAGTTACTTCTTAATTCAGGTGGAATTCCCAAAGAGAATTGCATAGTTAAAATAAATGATATATGATGGTGTCTTCCATTAAAAAATAATTCTAATACTTGAGGGTCTTTTAACCATTCTCCTTTACTAGACATACAATCATCCATGATTAACATTAAACTATCATCCTTTTGTTTTTTTCCTTCCTTCTTTCTTTTAGAATTATCTTCATTTAATTTAGCTTGTCTTTGATAAATTTTAGATAAAATCTCCGTATCAAAATTATCAAAAATATAACTATCTGGACAGAACTCACCATAAAATCTGTTTAGTTTCTCTGTTTTAGAAATTACAGTAACCGCTGGAATATTTCTTTTATGATAAAGAATTTCGCGAGTTAAATAGGATTTACCTGAGGCTCTTTTAGCAATCATAGCAATCGTGCAATGCTCTGCCATTTTGTGAATAGGGAATTTTTTTAATTGTAATCTAGATGCTCCAAAAGTAATATTTTTTGTATTGCCACTCATTAATATAGGATATAAAAAAAATTTATTTTCTTTTTTTATTTTTTAATTTCTTCTTCAAATAACTCTCTAGCTCGTAATTTTTTAAATGATTAGCACACTTTATTGAATTAAGATAATTCTCACTAGTAATGTTATATTTAGATAACAAGTCGATAATTTCTATACTATTTTTAACAACGGCATACATTAACGGAGATTGACCTCGAGTATTTACCATATTAACATCTGCACCATGAGATAATAATAATTCTACAATTTCTATAGGTTTTAATGTAATTGCATACATCAATGGAGTACAATCATAATGGTCTTGTTGATTTACATTTATATTATTTTTTAATAATTCTTCAATAATCTCATAAGAATGATTACCTGCACTAATGGCTCCCATTAATAAATTATGCTTCTGATCATCGAGAGTATTAATATTAGCACCTTTTTTATATAAATCATAAGCTGGTTTAAAAAGGTTTAATTTAATTGCTAAATTCAATGCAGTGATACCATCTTTATTTTTATAATTAACATTAAAATCATATTTACATAAAATGTCTAATGCATCAAGATGTTTCATTCTTAATGCATAAAAAATAGCAGTTTCCTTATCATTATCAATAAAATCCAAATTAATTTTTTTTTTACACATTTCTTCTATAATTGCTAAATTACATTGTTTGCATTGATGAGGTGCATCCTCTGTATTACCAGCTAAAGCATAAATCATAGCAGACCTATTTTCTGAATCAACTAGGTCTAAATTAGTCCCTGCTTCTATTAAAAATCTAGACCTGGGTAAATTATTATTAATAGAATACATCATCAATAATGTTTTACTTTTATAATAAGTTCTATTGACTATTTTATTCCACAAGTAGGGATTATTATAAAATTCCTGATTTATAAACAATATTGGAATAATGTCTCTGTAAAAGTCAGATGACAATAAGATTTCTATTACATTTACTAACATAACTCTTTAGTATTTATTAAAAGTATATAATTGTCAATTTTTATTTTAGCTTTGTTAAATATAAACTTTCTATAATTTAAAAAGTCATTTTAGAAAAAGTTTTTAAGAATTCTCTCTCTCTCTCTCCGCTAAAAAGTGGATCCACTTAGTGGATACTATAAAAAATCATTTAAGAATATAAAATATACCTTATAATATACAATGGAAAAGTGGACAGAGCTTAAATGTGTTCTATGTAATAAGGAATATAAGAGTAAAAAATCTTTATGGAATCACAATAAAAAATATCATCAACCAAACATAATCCCAAAACAGGATGATGATCATCCAAAAATCATCCAAAAATCACTCACTTTAAAAAAAGAGATTGAAATAACTTACCCTTGTAGAATTTGTAATAAGGAGTACATTTATGTTCAAGGAAGGTGGAAACATGAACAAAAGTGTAAAAAAGTGGAAAAGGAAAAAGAGAAAGAGGATGAGTTTATCGAGCTAAAAAATAAAATGAAAAAACTAGAAAAGTTAATTAAAAAATCAGGTAGTCATAACATAAAACAGAATGCGAATCAAATTATGAATGGTAATATAAATAATAATACTTATAACCATATTCAAATAAATGCATTGGGGTTTGAAGATATTAAAAATAAATTAACAGATAATGAAAAACTGAATATATTAACCAGTGGTATTTTTGATGAATTTCCAATTATTGAATTAGTAAGAAAAACATATATGGACGATAAGTTAAAGGATAACAGAAATACTATGATTACTAATTTACAAAATACAAGTTGTTTAACTTATAATAAAGATACTAATCAATTTGATGCAGTTAATAAAATGAGTCATATTGACAACTTAATTAAATGCAGAAAGGACGATATTATAAAAATGTATGAAGATATGAATAAAAAAATAAAACCTAATCATAAACAAATCTTAGAAGAGTATTTAGATAAAATAGAATCTATTAAAGAAAATGAAATGTATAAGAAACATAAGGAAGAAATAATTTATATAATTTATAACTGTAAAAATTATATGAAAGAGTTGAAAGAAAAATTAGATGAAATTGATGCATTAGAATTATCTGAGTCAAGTTAAAAGTCAAGAAGATCAGTATATACTTCTAAATTATTTGCAACATAATCTATGTTATATGTAGGAATATTACCACCTTGTTGATTAGATACTAAAAAATCAGGATTTGTTCTAGTTGTGCCTACTACAGGAGCAGGTAAACCAGAAGTAGCAGGTGGACGAGGAACAGAAGCAGGTACAGATAATCTAATATTAGAAGCAGGCGCGGGAGCAGGAGCATAATTCATAAAAGCTACTCCACTATCACTATTCCAAAATAATACTAAACCAACAATAGCAGAGGCTAATAAAGGTAATTTAACATTATCGTAAATTCCATCTCTTTTTTTACATCTTTTTTTATCATCAACATATTGAAATAAATAGATTATTCCAAATGTAAAAAATAAAATAAAAAATTCTTTTAAATTTTCAAAAGTTAACATTAATTTATATAAGAAAATAATCTAATATATTATAATGGAAATAATTACTATGCTCAGAGTAGAACGTTTAATTAAATATGTATTATTAGGTTTAATCGTTATTTTAGCACTTTCATATATACCAGAAACTAAATTACCAACAAAAGAATTAATAATGATTGGTGCAACAACTTCAATTGCATTTGCAATACTTGATATGGTTTCTCCAACACTAAGATACAAGAAAACCTAGAAATTTAAATAATTATTAAAAAATTTCCTTTTACTTTTGCTAGAGTCTTTACTTTTAGCACTGTCTCCGCCACCTGCTTGACCTTTTCCTGCCAAATTATTAGTAAATATTTCCTGATAATTTTGCTCGTTTGTTTCTGGATGATAAGATAATGATGTATCTATTTCAGCATCACCTAAATCCTTTTCTAAAATGTTTTTAATTTTATCATCTATACTATTATAATTTTTCTTTTCGCTTTCACTAGTTGTTAAATGTTTAGTTGCTCTTGTAATAGGAGTATCGATATTGTTGGGGCTAGTGTCACTATCGGTACTTTTCTTATTAATAATATCTAAAATTTTAGAATTTAAATCCTTTTCTGGATTCCCTCCATTTTGTTTTACAGGTTCTTTAGAATCTAATTGTTTGTGGTCATCTGCTAATCCTTTTTGAATTAATTTTTTAATATTATTTTGCTCTCCTTCGCTTAATAATTTTTCATAATCATTGGCTTCAACATTAGCTTGAAGAGGTTCTTCTAAATATACGTCTAAAATTTCTTTAATAGGTAAAGACTTTCTAACTGCTTCTCTAATTGCATCTTTTACTAAATTAAGAGTATCTCTTTGATTTCTTTTTAGTTCAATAGAAGGGTATTGATTATACATTAAAAAAGGATTATTGTAAAGTTCTTTAGTGCATTCAATATAAACACGGTGAATAAAGTCTTCTATTTTAACATCTCTATAATATTTAGAATCTACTTTGTTTTTAGTAGAATTATAAGTTAATACTATAATGTTTGCTTTAATAGTTGCTTTAACTAAATCAGGTAACCAACTGTAACTTTTTGAATTATTCATAATTCTATCTGCTTCTTGTTTAATTGTTTCAGGGTTCCATTTTGGAACTAGTCTCAAAAATGTTTGGAAAACTTTTAATACGTTATTTGAATCATCACTAGTTTTTAGAGCTTCAGCGTATATAGATTGTAAGCCTTCGTAAATCAAAGGAGTCAGCACATTAACTAGTTGAATAGTATATTCAGATTTCGTTTCTATAAAAAAATTAATCATATTAAAATAAGTTAGATATTTTTATGTGATTAAACTTAAATATTTTTATTGTCTTATATTACCAGCTTTATTAGTTAAGTAATCTAAATCTTTTTGAGTTACACACAAGCAACCACTTTTATTACTAGGACCATCAGTGCAACTGAAATTATTAGGTACATATTTTTTTAATTCAGCAGGGTCAATATCCTTATCTAATACATCGGAAGGATAAGGCCATCCAGAATTTATACAACAAGAACGAGAGCATTTATTTGTATCAATTGGATGAATTGATTGATTTAAAATATTTTCTAAATTCTCACGTAATGTCTGTTTATCTTTATTGAAAGCAGATTCAATAAAAGGCATTACTACTAAAAAGAATATAACCGCAATTATAACAGCGTAAATCATTATCTGAATATCTGCGTTAGTAAAATTCATATAATATAAATTAGATATTTTTTTCTAATTAAAATTAATGAATTTATTAAAAAAGATTACAGAAAACTCAAAGAAAAAGTTCAAAGAAATTAAGAAAAAAATAGATATTAATAAAGATTATACATTTGATTTTGTTTTTATTAATAAGGAGCCAAAAATATTATTTTTAGAAAATAAAACAAAGAAATTACTTGGCGACTTTCATTTTTATGGTATATATAATAATGAAAATAAATTATGGACATGGGCAAATGCTATTCCAAACACTAGTATGGAAAGTATTAAATATGTTGAAAAGTTAAGATTGAAAGCCTATGTATTTGAAAAGATGATTAATAATAGTCAATCCATATTATTTTTTTATCAATTATTAAATAATGATTCAATGCTAATTCCTGATGAGAAATATTTAGCTTTAATTATTGACTTGTTACTTTATTTGACTGATGATTTATATATATTTGAACCATCTAATTCAATTGGTAATTTACAAATTATTGGATTGTGTAAGATAAATGAGTTATATTGATTATTTTAAATTATTATAAACAGCCTGTTTACAGGCTATTTGGTATCCATATTTATATTATATAACTTACTCATCTTCTTCTTATCCTTCCCCGATAACGTAATAAATTCTTGAGTTTTATCAATCTTCAGAAAGAGTTCCAACTCTTTTACAGTAATATCTTTTTTATAGCTTTGTAAAATAGATATTAATTTATCTTCCATATTGTTTTTAATAAAATGATTTGCTAATTGATTAATATATATAATATCATCAATTGATTTATTTGGAATAATCTTTAATAAGTTGTTTATATTCTTTCGATTAATATTTTTTAAAGAAGTCTTGTTCAAATCTGAACTAAATTTCATTTTATCATGTGATAAATAATAATCAGTTTCATATCGATTAATCCAAAAAGAAGTATTCAAACAAGTATAAAATCCGTGAATGTTTTGTAAATACCAGTTCTGGTCAGTGTAAATACTGGTTTCAATGTTATCTCCTCTTGATATTGAATCAGATGTTTTAACTAGAGCATAAATTATCTTATTCCAGGATTTTTTTGATTTATGTAAGATTTTCTTGATATAGTGTTCATGAATCATCAATGGAAGTAAAACTTTCTCTGCCTCGTATAATTTAAATATAGTTTCATGGTCTAAATATTTATTCATTATTTTCTCAGTTGCTTCAAAAAGTCCAACATCTATATTCTTTTCTCTAGATTTTTCAAAGAATTCATTTAAATCTGATAATAGATTAATCTCTTTAAAATGAAAAGATAATTCTTGTAAAATATTGATAAGTCGACGAATGTCAAATTGTGAAAAGTTAATTATTTTTTCATATATTTCT